ACCCAAGCCAGATGGATCAAACAAAGCACTTACTGCTCCATTGCCTGTTAAAGAAGTTGAAAGAGATGCTAGAGGTAGATTGACTGCTGATTCAGATCCTAGAGTGGCAGCAATGCAAGCATCATTGGCACCGCAGTTGAATGTAAACCCTAGCAGTAACTTGCCGCAAAATATAAACATGGCACCACCTGGACCTAATGACAATGCATCGCCATCGCCGCCACCTTTGCCTCCAACTTCGAGCAGCGGAGAAAACTTAGATGTAGGTGATCCTTTTGTGCCGCCAGGGCGTTTGTCTAGAGATTCAATAGAAGGCGTTCAATCAACTCCACAAATTATATCAAGAGATTTTTAAGGAACAACAATGGCAGAACAAATTCAACGCAGTAGAGGGCGCAGTCAAAATTACAAAATGGACCGTGGTGGTGTACCTGCGGAGTTTGGACCTTTCTACGGCATTGTGAAAAATACCAATGATTCAATACGATCAGGACGTATACAAGTGTATATCACAGCATTTGGCGATGGCAGCGAAGACGATGAAACCAAGTGGACCACTGTGAGTTACATGCCACAGTTTTTTGGGTCAACCCCTTATAACCCTCCGCAACAAGGCATAGGTTCATACATTGACGGCAACTCCAACAGTTACGGCATGTGGTTTACACCTCCAGATGTGGGTATTACAGTGCTGTGTGTGTTTGTAAACGGAGACCGCAGTCAAGGCTATTATATTGGCACAGCACCAGATCAAAGTATAGGACACATGGTTCCTGCCGTTGGTGCAGCACCAGTTAGAACTCAAGTGATTGCAGAAAATGCAAATCAAGCTGCTTATTTTGACGGAGCAGAACAACTACCAGTAGTTGAAATTAATACCAACAATATTGCATTAGAAGAAAATTCTAGATTCTTTAATGCCCCTAAACCTGTGCATTCTGTAGTAGCAGAAACCATGTTTCGACAAGGCTTGATCAAAGATCCACAACGTGGGCCTATATCAAGTAGCAGCCAACGTGAAAGTCCCAGTGCTGTGTTTGGTGTTAGTACTCCAGGACCTGCTGTGTACCGAGGCGGCATGCAACTGGGGGAAATACAGAAAAAAATTGAAACTGGAGAACTCAAACCACAAGACCTCAACGTAATTGGTCGCGTGGGCGGTCATAGTATTGTGATGGACGACGGTGACATAGACGGCAACACTAGATTGATGAGATTTAGAACCACAGCCGGACATCAAATCACAATGAGTGACAGCGGAGACTTTTTCTACATCACTCATGCCAACGGCCTAGCATGGTTTGAACTTGGCGCCCAAGGCACACTGGATGTGTATGCCACAAACTCAATCAACTTGCGCACACGCGGAGACATCAACTTGCATGCTGACAGAGATATCAACATGTATGCCGGTGGCAGTATCAAAGCCAAAGCAGTAGAAGATATTACGTTGCAAGCTGATGCAGACTTTACTGTGATAGCACAAGAAAATTTAAAACTGTATAGTAAAAGTTACATTGGTATCAAAGCAGACGGCAGTCTTGCTTTGCAAAGTGCCAATGGCAGTTGGGATGGTGGCAGTGCATTAAAGTTCACAGCAGGCGGCATTGACCTCAACGGGCCAGCAGCAGATGCAGTATCTGCACCCAACAACTTGGCCGCAACCATTTTAGATGACACTACATTCAGCAGCGCCACTGGATGGACAGTTGACACAGATGGGTTAGAAAGCATTGTGACTCGAGCACCCACACATGAACCATATCCTTATCACAACAAAGGTGTAGATATTGAAATTCCTTTAGAAGACGGTCAGCCACCACCTAATCCTGGTGCTGTGCCTGTGCCTGCTGGATTTGAACTGGCGAGAAAAGCATGAGCATATTTAACTTTGAATTCAACGGACAAAAGTTTGAAGTCAAGGCACCTACTGGCGCCACATTTGAACAAGCCAAGGCAGTGTTTGATCAACAAACAGCCAGCGGCGGTCTTACAGGATTCAGAGTGGGTGATGTGTTGAGTCCAGCCACACAAGCTGCTGGTGGATTAGCATCAGCACAAAGTCAACTCACACAAGGTCTAGCAGAGTTATCTAGTAGATTGCCAGCAGGAACAAATTTAAACAGTCTCACAGCTGGTATAGGAACACTTGGACAAGGTGCAGGCACACAAGTAGCCAGCGCACTACAAGGCGGTGCGGCAGCATTTAACTCACTGACTACTGGTGCTGGCGCTGGTACTGCTTCGATAAGTGCAGCATTGTCAGGAGCTGGTGCTGGATTTTCATTACCATCCACTTCGGCTATCACAGGCGCATTAACTGGCGCGGCAGCACGAGCAGGCAGTTTGGCCAGTTCTGCAGTCAACACATTATCGGGACTGATAAAGTCTACTCCCACTGACGGAATCAATGCAGCAGACTTTGCCAAGCAAGGTCCGGCACTGAGTGGGCTCGGCAGTATGAGTTTGCCTGATGTAACTGGAACATTGGCTCAAGCTTCAAAGCTGGTAGGTCAAACGGCTGACACCATTAGTAATAACGCAGGTGCAGGCAAATTTGGTCTTGACGCCAGTCAGCTGGAACGATGGGGCTTGGTCAAACCAGGAACTGCTGCCACATTCTTAGGGCAAGGCAATAGTGATCTCGTTGGTGTATTAAAAAGTCCCACAGTATGGACTGGTAAAGATGGTGTAAAAAGTCTCGACGGATTATTGAGCAATCCCGGCTTGCAAGACAAAGTACAACAGGGCTTGATGACTGCTGGCGTAGCGGATTTAAAGTCGTTGGGTGTTCCCACTGACAAGTTAACACCACAAGCACTGAGTGGGTTAGCAGCTAACGCTGCCAAAAGTGTGCCAAACACACTAGAATGGGCAAAAAATAATCCAGGCCTACCAGCTGACATTAAATCTAAGTTTGATGCCGCTGCTGTGAATGGAGCATTTGCAGTGAATCTCACTCAGACCAAAATAGATACGTCCATGCTTCAAGAATACACGCCTGTGGCTGCTGTTGATACTGTAAACACAGATACACTTGATGCTGCCGCCAAACGCATTGTAGGTAATGCCAAAGTACCTAGTATCTTGCCAGCAACTATTGGATCTAGCCTGTATTCTAAAACACCAGACGACAAGTTAATATACACTGGAAATGATGACATAGTATGGGACAATATAAATGATGAAAGATTGCGTCGTGGGCTGCCAAGTCTCACTGCAATAGGCTATCCCAGACCCGATCCGTCACCTAATAATGGGCCAGCTCAAGGCGGATAAATATTATTATGACTACCTTTGTTGGCTTTAACACACAGAATCAATACAAAAAATTCACGCTAGTGGACTTTGAATTGGTCAAGCGCGATCTCTTAAATGCTTTTAACATTCGTCAAGGCCAACTGCCCGGCCGCCCAGGATATGGTACGGTACTATGGAACTACTTGTTTGAAAATCAAGTTGATGCTGTTCAACAAGGTATTATAAATGAAGTGCAAAGAGTAGCCGGCGGCGATCCTAGAATATTCATCAGCAATACAAATGTTTACCCACAGGAAAATGGTATGCTAATTGAGTTAGAAATACAAACAGTAGGCGGCGTAGATGCTGAAATATTGAGTGTATTCTTTAACCAAACTACTCGTTCGGCCAGCTACGTATAACTACGCCGTTTTTTATCTACATAAATAACAGATAAAGAATACAAGGCCCAGACGCAATGGCAAAAACCACTAGACAAACAGCGATATTTGGTGTAGAAGATTGGAAACAAATCTATCAAACCTATCGCGAAGCAGACTTCCAAAGCTATGACTTTGAAACTCTACGCAAGAGTTTTACCGATTACCTGCGCCTGTACTATCCAGAAACATTTAATGACTACATTGAATCGTCAGAATACATTGCCTTGCTGGATGTTATTGCGTTCATGGGCCAAGCACTGGCCTTCCGCACAGATCTAAACACACGTGAAAACTATTTAGACACAGCCGAGCGCAGAGACTCAGTCACACGTCTGGCCAACTTGGTCAGCTACACCGCCAAACGCAACACAGCCGCACAGGGCTTGCTCAAAGCATTTTCGGTGACCACAACAGAAAATGTTGTGGATTACAATGGCGTTAATCTAGCCAACGTCACAGTCAACTGGGCAGATCCCACAAACTTTGACTGGTTAGAACAGTGGAACGCTATTATTAATTCATCTTTGGTCAGCAGTCAAAAGATTGGTCGTCCGTCCAATCGTCAAACTATTTTGGGTGTGGATACCAGTGAGTATGGCATCAATTTAGTGCCTGGCTTCTTGCCTGTGATTCCCTATACCGCCACAGTGGATGGCGTAAACATGCCATTTGAAGCTACAACTTCTACCACAGCTGGCCGAGATTACATTTATGAACCAAGTCCTAAACCCAATACTACATTCAATGTATTGTATCGCAATGACCAGTTGGGTTATCAGTCAGCCAACAACGGATTCTTTTTCTTCTTCAAGCAAGGCACACTACAAAATCAAGACTTCAACTTGGCTGAACGTATTGCCAATCGCACAGTGAATATCAACATTGAAGGTGTAAACAACGAAGACCGTTGGTTGTTCCAGTTGGACAACGTGGGCAGTATCAGTAGAGAATGGGTCTATACTCCAAACATTTATTCAGCAGCCGCAGAACAAACTGCGATGCTAAGACCAATTTTTTCTACCACCAGCAGAACCAATGACCAGATTACCATGGTGTTTGGTGATGGGGTGTTTTCAGAAATCCCAGTTGGTATCTTCCGTGCCTATGTTCGTGCTTCAAATGGTTTGCAGTACATTATCAACCCATCTGAAATGCAAAACGTAGTATTGCCAATCAGCTATATTGATCGCAATGGCAATCTACAAACTCTTACTTTTACCTGCGGTATTACACAGCCAGTTAGTAATGCTCAGAGTCGTGAAAGCATTGATGCTATCAAACAACGAGCTCCTGCAAGATATTACACGCAGAATCGCATGGTCAATGGCGAAGATTACAATCTGTTTCCATTTACTCTTTACAACTCTATCATCAAAAGTAAGGCTGTAAATCGTGCGTCTATTGGCACCAGTCGATATCTTGATCTTGTGGATAACACTGGCAAGTATTCATCAACCAACACATTCTCTAGCGATGGTGCCATGTGGGAAAATAATATTCTTCCTACTAGTTTATTTGCCTGGAACAATCGCAACGAAATTGCTGATCTTATTACCAATCAAATACAACCAGCTATCATTGGTGCAACATTCAAACAATTCTACTATGCTAACTTTCCTAGAATTACTGTAAACACTGGCGCTACAGCACTCAGTAGCTGGCATCAAAGCACCACACTGGCCAATGAAACCACAGGTTATTTTCAAAATGCTCTTGGTGTACCAGTTATGGTTGGTACTGACAGCAGCACTGCATTTCAGTATGTGGTGCAAAAAAGTTTGATTAAGTTTGTGCCTCCGGTTATCAATGGACAACCATATTACTTTGATGCAAATAATAGATTGGTACAAGGCCTACCGACTAGACCAGAAGACCACTTGGAAATTTGGGCTAGTCCTATTGCAATAGTAGGCAATGGTAGCAACAACGGCATTGGCAACTTAACCAACGGCCAAGGACCTATTGCGCTCAACAACTTTGTGCCCACCGGTGCAATAGTAGACAGTATTATTCCTGTATTCCTTACAGATTTGACTCCAGCTGTTAGAGAACAAATGACACAACAAATTTTGTTGTATAGAAACTTTGGACTCGGATATGACAACGACGGCTCTATCACAGGTACCGCTGGCACCTGGTATGTTATTACCAGCACTAACTTGGACGACAATGCTACATGGAGCCAAACTTATGCAGGTAATACATCTGGACAAAACTTAGATGCCAGCTGGATGGTGCAGTTTGTGGCAGTAGATAATAGCTATACAATCACATACCGAGGACTTGCCTATTACTTTGGATCAGTATTGCAAACAAGATTTTTCTTCTACGGTAATCAAAAAATATACGATAGCCGTACAGGTACTACAATTAGAGATTTTGTTAACGTGCTGGCAGTAAACACCAAGCCAGATAGTTCATCTCCGTTGCCAGGCGACATTTTTACCACAATCATTGGTCAACCTGTGGAGTCTGATGGCTATGTTGACGACTTTCAAGTTTTGATTAGTTATCGTGACAACGACAATGATGGTGTGCCAGACAATCCAGATTTCTTCAATGAGATTGTTGCACCAACAGTTAACCCTAATCTAAAACTGGTGTTCTTACAACGAACTGTAGACTTTGATAATTTGCAAAGATATCTGTTGGTTGAACCAGGTGTGGTAAACTCAGATTATTCTACATATGACACCATTGAATTAGTTAAATTTCAATACTCTCCTGGACAGGTGTTTTACGCTTATAGTGATGAATTGTTTTATGTATTAACTGTGAATACTGCCGGCGTGAGAGTGATAACTCAAACTACAGAAGGTGAGTGGATTGCCAGAACTGGCCGTCAGGCATTGTATTTCCAGTATCGTCACAACAGCCCACTGACCAATAGAATTGATCCAGGTACTACCAACATTATTGACTTGTACGTTGTAACACAGTCATACTATACTGCTTACCAAAATTGGATTACAGACACCACTGGCACAGTGGCAGAGCCAAACATGCCAACGATTGATGAACTCAGCACTGAGTATCAAAATCTTAATGAATACAAAATGCTAAGTGATAACATTATTTTGAATTCTGTGGTGTTTAAACCATTGTTTGGACCCAAAGCAGCTAAAACATTACAAGCCACAATCAAAGTTATTCGTGCTCAAAATTCCACAGCCAGCACCAGTGAAATCAAAAGTGCTGTGTTAGCGGCCATGAATGAATATTTCTCAATCGACAAGTGGAACTTTGGCGACACATTCTACTTTTCAGAACTGGCAGCATATCTGCACAGATATCTTGGAACCATAATCAGTTCAGTGGTGTTAGTACCATTGGACACACAAAAATACTTCGGTGACATGTACGAAGTAAGAGCAGAACCCAGTGAAATATTTGTCAACGGCGCTACCATTGACAATATTGTTGTGATTGATGCATTGACCAGTACCAACTTGCGTACTGCACCTGGTAGCGGAGTAATTTAATGGCACGAGTACGCAGCGTAGATTTTCTTCCTGAGATTTTTCAGACAGACGCCAACAAGCAATTTTTAGCAGCTACTTTGGATCAGTTGATTCAAGAGCCAAAGTTTAAAAAGACTCAAGGTTATATTGGTCGCACAGTTGGGCCAGGTGTAAATCCCAACGACAAATATGTGATTGAACCTGATAAGACTCGTGCTGACTATCAGCTTGAACCGGGTGTGATCAGTATTGATCCCACTGACAACAGCAAAATAGTTGATGCTATTACGTATCCAGGCATTACTGATTCGTTAGTGTACCAAGGCAGTCCATCGACACAACCCAGTCGACTGTATACCAGTGATTACTACAGTCTTGATCCGTTTATTGACTTTGATACATTTGTAAACTTCAGCCAGTACTACTGGGTGCCAAATGGTCCTGATGTGGTCACTGTGCAATCGCCAGGAGTAGCACTAAGTCAAAACTTTGTGGTTGACCGCGCCAATGGAGTGTATACATTTTCTGGCGTGACTGGAAACAATCCCACAATAAATTTAGTGCGTGGCGGTAACTACACATTCCAAGTATCACAAAATGCCAAAGAAACTGTCAACTACAAAGTAACACGAACCAATGTTACCAGTTACAACATTGACAATGAACCCAATGCTGCACTTACTTTGATTCGTGGTAATACCTATACATTCAATCTGTTTGTACAAGGTGATTTTCCATTCTGGATTAAGACAGCACCTACTACCGGCACAGGTGATCAATACAACTCGGGCGTCACACGTAATGGATCAACAGTTGGTACTGTGACTTTTACTGTGCCACAAGATGCTCCTAACACACTGTATTACTCTTGTCAAAATCAAAGCCTCATGCAAGGCACCATCACAATCATTGATGCACAGCCAGGCGACGGTCCAGGATTTTGGATTCAAACCAATCCAGGCATTAATGGTGTAAATCCTATCACTCCAAATGTGAGTTCTAGATCCATTTATGGTGTTACTGATAACGGTACTGATCTTGGCACCATTAACTTTAATGTTCCACAAAAAACAGCTCAAGATTTCTTCTATGGTCTTGCTAGTATTGGCACAGTTGATCTTGTTACTGATTTGTTTTTTGAAAACATTAACGGTGCTAGATTAGATCAATTTATAGCTACCTATGGTGGCATTGATGGCATAACTGATCTTAACACACGAACATTGGTGTTTGCAAACAGTGCAGGAGATCCTTCAACTGACTATTATAGCATATGGCGCATTAGTTATGTTGTTGTTGGAGCGTACACATACCTGTCTTTAGGCAGCATTCAAAACATAGCTAACTTAGAAAGATGGACAATACGATACGGCACTGAATATTCCAGCACCCAATGGTATAAAAACCAAGCTGGGTACATTGTTGAAATGCCAGTGCTCACAGCCAAGTTAGACACATTGTACTACCAAGATGGTACTGATCCAGAAATCTTTGGCACAATCAGATTGATTGAACAAGATAACAGTAGCACAATATACATTGAAGATATTTTAGGCAAGAAAAACTATACCAGTCCAAATGGTGTTACATTTACCAATGGATTAAAAGTTCAGTTTTTAGGTAATGTATCCCCTGCCAGTTATGCAACGGGATCTGAGGCGTTTATTTGTACAAATACCGCGGCAGGTATTAACCTTATTACCACCGAGTCTACCGTGGGAATGGTAGCAGGCCAAGAAATTATTTTTACTGGCACAACATTCGGTGGAGTCAGCACTGGTGTCACTTACTATGTGCAATCAGTGTTTACTAGCAGTCAATTCAAAGTAAGTGCGACTAAAAACGGTCCAGCAGTGACATTAACGTCAGCAAATGGCACCATGACTGCCACTACCAATCAAAATCCACAATACTATGTAAGTGGAGTAGGTACAGCAATTGAACTATTACCTGTAACAAACTACATTACGCCTGAACCATATGCTGCTGTAAATGATGTTGATTATCTTACAATCAACAGAGACAGTCCGGACTTAAATCCATGGAGTCGTAGTAACCGTTGGTTCCATATTGATGTGCTCAATGCCACAGGTGCCTACAATAACACGCCTGTGGTAATAGACAATGATCGCAAAGGCAAGCGTCCAATTATACAATTCCGTGGCGGCATTAGATTGTACAACATGGGCACAGATGCTAAACAGCTGGTAAATGTGATTGATTTTGTTGAAACTGACGCATTTAGCAATGTAGAAGGCAGCACTGGTTATGCAGTAAATGATTACACTTTTGTTAATGGCAGTCGTGTGATATTTGCAGCTGACGAAGATCCAAATGTACGAAGCAAAATTTATGTGGTAAATTTTGTTGTCCCAGACACTGTACCACCGCTGATTGCCCAACCAATCATAAACTTGGTTGAAGCACCAGACGGCGAAATATTTGTTGATCAAACTACCACATGTATTAGTGGATCTCAAGTTGGTATTACTTATTGGTATGATGGAGTAAGTTGGTTAGAAGCACAACAAAAAACTTCAGTACAACAAGCACCACTATTTGACATCTATGATGCTGATGGCATGAGCCTGGCCAATAGAGCTACCTATCCTAGTTCAACATTTGCAGGTACAAAGTTGTTTAGCTATGCAACTGGTTCAGGCGTGGCAGATCCAATACTACAACTCACACTAAAATATCTTTCATTGACAAACGTGGGAGATATTGTGTTTGACAACAACTTGTATGCAGACTCATTTGTATATGTGCGTGACAATGTCAGTACCACAGCACCAATCAGTTCTGGATTTGTTTATGAATATGCGTCAAGAACTGTGTACGATAGATTGATTGGCTGGCAAACTGCCGCAGTGCCTACTTTGATGCGTCAACAGTTTAAGTTTATCTATGATACTGCACCACTTAGATTGGACGTAGCAGTAGAATCTGATACTGTTACCACTGTTCCTAGTGTGAAAGTGTTTGTGGGATCAATATTCCAAGATCCAGGAACTTATTCAGTAACCACTACTTCTAATACCACAACTATCACATTTTCAACTGTGCATGTGCCAGGAGATGTGATTGAAGTAGAAGTACTCAGCAATCAAATCAGTCAAGTTGCATTTTACCAAGTTCCGCTAAATCTCAATAACAATCCATTGAATGCCAACAGCCCAAGTTTTACTCTAGGCACCTTGCGCACTCATTACAATAGTATCTGTCAAAATTTAACCACATTCTCAGGATCAATCAACGGCGCAAACAACACTAGAGATCTTGGAAACATTATCCCTTACGGTCAAATAATTCTACAACAAAGTGCTCCACTGACACTGGCTGGATACTTTATGAGATCTCAGCAGTACAATATTTTTGGTGCACTGGAATACAACAGCAGAGAATATCAAAAGTACAAAAATCAAATGCTGGAAGCAGTGACCAGACAGACCATTCAGTATGAAACTGCGTCACAAGTGCTTGATTTGGTAATAGCTGAAATCACACTGGGTCGTACCGCAAGCAATCCATTTTATTGGAGTGACATGCTGCCAGCCAGCGCGGTATTCACAACCACAACTTATACAGTGAGTTATATTACCAGTCAAGTGTTTGACACTGTGCAAGTATACAACTACACATCTGCCAACTATCTTGGCATGAATGTGTATGTGAATGATAGAATTTTAACTAGAGATTTAGAATATACTGTGGCCACAGATGGTCCACGTATTGATATTTTGATTGCCTTGGCCATTGGCGACACAGTTACCATTCAAGAATACAGTGCCACATATGGCACCTATGTGCCTAACACACCTAGCAAAATGGGATTGTATCCTGCGTATCGTCCGGCTATTGTGCCGGTCAAAACTAGCGCAGGCGAACAATTGATCATACTAGGGCACGATGGCAGCCAAACTCCTATATTTGGCGACATACGTGATGAAGTGTTACTAGAGTTTGAAACTAGAATTTACAATAACATCAAGTTGGCCGGCAATCCTGTTCCTCTTGATATTGTGGATGTGTTGCCTGGTCAATTTAGAAACACTGGCTATAGCTATGATGAAATTAACACTATATTAGAAACCAACTTTTTAACTTATGTTGGATGGAACAAATTAGACTACACCACACAAGAGTACAGTGCTGGCAACCCATTTACCTACAACTATAGTTCGTCAACCAACAGACTCAATGGCGATACTCTATTAGGCGCTTGGCGCGGCATTAACCGTTATTTCTACGACACCCAGCAACCAGAGCTCACACCATGGGAAATGATTGGATTTTCAGTTAAGCCAGACTGGTGGGAAATTACTTACGGCCCAGGACCATATACATCTGACAACATGAACCTGTGGGATGATTTAGAACTTGGTCTTGTGAGAGATCCAGTTGGCGCATACACATTGCCAGCTTACGCAAGACCTGGATTGCTATCTGTACTACCAACTGATACAGCCGGTCAGTTGTTGGCTCCGCTTGAATCAGTAGTTGGCGGATACAATGCCCAAACATTCCAGAAAAGTTGGGCGCCAGGAGACGGAGGTCCAGTTGAAGCATCTTGGTGGAACTCTAGTGATTATCCATTTGCTGTGATGCGATTGTTGGCGCTGACTCGTCCAGCAAAATTCTTTGCATTGTTTGCTGACAGAGACTTGTACAAATACAGCACAGAATTTGATCAGTATCTTTACAATGGTCGTTATAGATTAGATGCCAATGGTGTGCAAGTGTATGGTGATGGTACCAGCAAAGCCAGTTATATCAACTGGATTGTGGATTACAATCGTATCACAGGTACCAACAGCACTGTGGCACTGGAAACAGATTTACAGAATTTAGACGTGCGTTTGTGCTATAGAATGGCTTCATTCTCAGACAAACAGTATTTGAAAATCTACACTGAAAAGTCTAGTCCCAAGTCGACCAATACTAGTTTGCAGATTCCTCCAGAGAGTTATCAACTGTTGGTGTATAAGAATCAACCATTTGACAGACTGATTTACAGTTCAGTTGTGATTCAAGTTGTAGATGGTGGTTATGCGGTGTTTGGTTACAGCACCGCAAGACCATTCTTCAACACATTTACCAGCATTCCAGTTGGTCAATTCCAGACATACAGTGTTGCTGGTAAGACCATTCAGGTACCCGCCAATTACACAGATACTATCACTCAGATTCCTTATGGTTTTGTATTCACAACTGAATCAGCGGTGGCCAATTTCTTGTTGAGCTACGGAAAGTATTTAGAATCACAAGGTTTTGAGTTCAACAATCAAATTAATGGGTACTTGATGACTTGGTCACAAATGGTATATGAGTTCATATACTGGAGTCAACAAGGCTGGGGCGAAGGCAGTTTGATCAACTTGAATCCTTTAGCAACTGGACTGTCGGTATTTAAGGAACAAGCAGTTGTAGACACCATAACATCACAAACATCGGAACATGTTATCCTGGATCAAAATCGCAGAGACTTTCCTGTTCGAGATCTCAATATTGTGCGAGTTGACAACAACTTTACTATTCAGCCTTTGAACAATCAAAGTCTAAGTTTTATTGACATGCGTTACACCAATTTTGAAAGCATGATTGTGTTTGACAACACAAGTTTGTTCGGAGACTTGATTTTTGAACCTATAACAGGTGCTAGACAAAGCAGACTGTATCTTTCTGGCACCACTACCACAGAATGGGATGGCAGTGTAAATGCACAGGGCTTTATCTTAAATCAAAACAACATACCAGCATGGACTGGATTAAAAACTTATGCCAAAGGTGAGATAGTAACGCACAAAGGTGCTTACTGGAGTGCGGCAACTATTGTGCAACCTAGCACCAAGTTCAACTACAATGATTGGAATCAAAGCGATTACACTTTCATTGAACAAGGTTTGTTGGCCAACTTAGCAAACAAAGCTGACCAACTGAGCAACAGTTACGATATTAATTCAGCTAACTTGATTACTGATAATGATTTGTTGAGTTATGGCTTGATAGGATTTAGACCTCGACAGTATATGGCTGCATTGAACCTCGATGACGTAAGTCAACTCAATGTTTACAGAGAGTTTCTTGGAACCAAAGGAACCAAAAACAGCATTGACTTGTTTGGACAAGCCAAATTCAATAAAGAAGTTGCTGACTACAAAGTCTACGAAAACTGGGCCATACAACGTGGGGTATATGGTGCCAACGCCAATCGCAGCTTCTTTGATTTACGATTGAATCGTGCATTGTTATCAAGCAACCCCAGCTTGGTGCAAGTTGTGGTACCAAATGAATCAAGCACTGCTGATCAACAAATTTTCCTCAGTGATGTATGGAAGAGCAGTTTCCCATTGACTACTCCTGCACTGCTGCCAACCACAACCACATTGCCAACAGATATTGCTTTGCCTAATGCAGGATATGTCAATATTGATGATGTTGATATAACAGTGTTTAATTTGGACGATCCTGCAAGTCTTGATGCCAATATTAATTCTATCATAGTTGGAACCAGTATTTGGGTGGCCAAAGTAAACAACTATGATTGGAACATTTACCGTGCAGAGGCTGTGCCAGGTACTATCCAACACGTTTGTGACAACCTTAATGGCACCAGCAGAGTTATATTCAGCGGACAGCATGGATTGACTACTGGTGATAGATTGATCATAAGATTTTTTGACACAGAAGTCAATGGTGTTTACACAATACTAAGCATTCCAAACATAACCACAGTGAATATTGCATTAGACCTTGTGGGCAATCGCACTGTGGTCGATGGCACAGGTATTGGCTTTACTTTGAAGACCATGCGGGTGGATCAAGCCAGCGATGTGTTGAATTTACCATATGCTCAACAAATTTTGCCCGGAGCAAAAGTTTGGGTAGACGACAACGGGCAAGGCCTGTGGGAAGTATTACAAAAACAAAATCCGTTTACTGAACGAACAATATTAGCACCAGTGTTACTTGATGCCACAGAACAGTATGGTGCATCAGTGGCACAAGCCACAAATCGATCAGCATTATTTGTGGGTAGCCCACGTTATGGATTTGGGTCAGGTACTGCCAAAGGGGGCATCTATCTATATGTAAGAAGTTCAGGTGATCAGTATATACCAATTAGTCCTATCAATGGTCAAGACACTATTCTTACATTGAGCACCACAGGCCTGCGTGGATACGGCAATGCTGTAGATGCTGGTAACCAAACTTGGGCAGTAGGTGGAGCAAGTGCCAGCTTGGGCCCAGCGCCTGCAGGATCCCCTGCCAACAACGGATATGCTGTGGTGCTATGGCGTGATCCCACAGCTGGAGCAGCTAATAGTAGTCCTTGGTATCAATCACAGTTGTTGACACTTCCAACTACCACAACTACCACAACACCAGGTGCTGGTGAATTTGGCTACAGTGTGGCAATGAGTCTGGACGAGCGTTGGTTGTATGTTGGTGCTCCTGGATTGAATAAAGTTTATGCATACGGTCAAGTGCAATGGCAAGATCAAGTTTTACAATACAAAGCCAATGGTACCAGCAATACTGCTGACATCAGTAGTACTATACAAATAAACAATGCAAATCAAATTGTTGTTCTTAAAAACAATGCAGTATTAACACTTTCATCTGATTATACAGTAAACCCTGGATTTACCACAGTGACATTTACGGCAACTCCAGCAGCTGGTGATGTTATTACAATTTCAAGAAAATACGTCAAAGCATTTACTGCAAGTGGTGCCACATATTCATTGTCGCCATGGTTGTTTACAGCCACAGCAAATAACATTTACTCATTCTCAGTCACTGTTGATAATGTATTGCAACGTCCCAATATTGATTACACTTATTCTGGTACTACACTAACATTCTATAATGTTCCTAGTGGTGGTTCGTCTATTATTGTAACATCACAGTTTTATTATGAACTTGCCGGTACTATTACGCCAACTGTTGCAGTGGCCGCTGGTGCAAGATTTGGCAGCAGCGTTCAATGTAGCACAGATGGCCGCCAAGTTATCATTGGATGTTCGAGTGCTACCGTAAACGGCTTGCTTGAAGCAGGTTCTGTGTATGTGTTTGATAGAAACGTACAAAAATTTATTCGTCAAGATGACAGTTCTAACACCTATACTGTGTTGGGAACTGTAACTGCTCCAGTCAGTATGCTGGTTAACAATGTGTTCTTGACCAATCAAACTGACAGCATTATTGGTGCTGATAACACGTTCTCAGTGTCAGGCAACAACATCACCATAAACAAAGATTTATTTGTGGGCGATGTGATTGAGATTGAAATCAATCAGTTTGTGCAACAGCAGTTGATCAACGAAAACACCATAGCAGAGTATACCAACTACGGTCAAAGTTTAGACTTGTGTCCATACAACTGTAGTTTGTATGTGGGTGCGCCGCAAGATTCCAGCATAGTCTGGAAAAGTGGTGTGGTTGAACGCAGTGTGAACCAAGCTAGAAGTTATGGCACAATCACAGCCACAGTGGCTAACCCCAGCCTAACTGCTGGACAAACATTGAGAGTTAACAACGTTGATATTGCTGTTCCAGCCAGCCCAAATAATAATGTGGCAGGCCTTGCTGCTGCCATCAATGGTGGCGAAGCAGGGACCAATTCAGGTGCTCCTAATGCTACAGCGGTAGTTTCTGCCACTGGTTACTTGACTATTTTTGTAACCAATACAGATGCTGCACCAGAAGGCAACAAACTGCAAGTGGCACCAGGTTCCGTTGGCACAGTATTTTCTGCACTTGGCTTCAATACATTTGTTTACACACAGACTATTGCCAGCCCACGCCCACTAGAGTTTGCTCAGTTTGGTTACTCAGTAGCAGTAAACGACACTGCACTGAATCTTGTTGTTGGTTCGCCTAGAGGCAGCTTGTATCTGCCCATGGTATTTGATTACAACACCACAACAGAAAAAGCAGGCACTACGTTTGATGGCAACTCTACCACGTTCTTCAGCCCGGTAATACAGAGTGGTGTGGTATACACCTATGATTATTTGCCTAGCAACAGTCTCAGCGTGGCCAACCCAGGTAAATTTATATTTGGGCAACAAGTTGAAACTAATGCAGTATCATACTTAGATCAATTTGGTTACGCAGTAAGTTACAACTCTGGAGTGCTGGTCGCTACTGCTCCTGGTGAAGACTTTGAAGATAGCACATACAGTGAGTACGGTGCTGCCTATGTGTTTGAAAATCCCACAAGACGTTTGGCTTGGGAACCAATTGCTATTCAACAGCCAGTGGTAGATATCAAACTGTTGACCAGTGTATACATGTATGACAGAATCTCTTCTGCTAAGAGTCAGTTCTTTGATTTCTTTGATCCACTACAAGGAAAAGTGTTGGGAGCTGCTCAAGAAAACATTGACTACATTAGTGCTGTTGATCCTGCCTCATACAATGTTGGCCCAGTAAACAATCGTGGTGACACCTGGAACATCGCACACATTGGTGAAGTTTGGTGGGACATCAGCACAGTGAGATTTATTGACCCTAACCAAGACAATCCGACCTACGCCAGCCGAGAATGGGGTCAAGTATTTCCAGGCAGCCGAGTTGATGTTTATCAGTGGATTACCAGCTCGGTACCACCAGCAAACTATGTTGGAGTTGGCACACCATACAGCACCACCAGTTATGTGGTAAGCACTCGATTGAACCAGTCTGGAACTTTTGTAACTGAATACTATTTTTGGGTACGTGGTATAACCGAAACTGCATCACAGTTGGGCAAAACACTCAGTGTGGCCACAGTTGCTTCGTATATTCAAGAACCCAAAGCCAGTGGCATCAGTTATATTGCGCCAATCAACTCTAGTACTATTGCAATCTACAATGCACTTGAATATATTGTGGCATTTGATACAATTCTCAGCATTGAGTTTGATCAATCGCTTACAGATGCCAATGTACACACCGAATACGAGTTAATTGCACAAGGACAAGCAGATGCTTTCTTAAGTGATAATCTATATCGCAAACTACAAGATAGTTTCTGCGGGGTAGATACATTTGGTAACAAAGTACCTGATCCAAATCTAAACTATGCTCAACGGTATGGCGTACAGTTCCGTCCACGTCAGAGCATGTTTGTGGATCGTTTCCTTGCATTGAAAAATTATATAACACGTGCCAATGATGTGTTTGCATTATATCCTATAACAGAAAGCAGAAGTTTTGCACTATTAAACAGCGCAGAATCTGAACCAACATCAGTTGTATTGGTTAATGCTGGTGAGTTTTCTATAGGCCAAACATATACAATCAACACAGTTGGCTCAACTAACTTTACTTTAATTGGTGCATCAAGTAACACAGTTGGTGTTACATTTGTTGCTACAGGTGTAGGTAGCGGTACTGGTATAGCATCTTATACAAACTGGAATCTGCGTGTGGCTAACTTGGAAATTTTAGGATTTCAAAATATCTATGCTGTACCGTTAGGTTACAAATACCTTGTGGCCACTAACAGTTTGAATCGTGGATTATGGACTATTAACGAAGTACAAGCTACAAACGATCCAGCAGTAAGAGAAATAGTGTTGAGTCGTGTGCAAAATTACAACACACGTCAATACTGGAGTTATGTAAACTGGTATCAGCCAGGATACAATTCTAGCTCAACCATTGTGACAGAAGTACCAAACTATGCCGCATTGAGTACCTTGACAGTGGCCATCGGTTCTAGCGTTAAAGTAACTGCTAATGCACAAGGTAAATTTGAAATTTATCTACGCACTGATACAGGCTGGGACCGTGTGGGCCTTGAAGATGGTACTATTGAGATCTCTGCTCAAATATATGATTATGCACTAGGCAGATTTGGATTTGACGTTGAAGTGTTTGATGCACAGTATTATGACCAAGAGCCAGTTATTGAAACTCGCAAGATTATTCAAGCTATCAATGAAGAATTGTTTATTGATGAACTAAAGATTGAAAGAAATAAGTCTCTTACTTTGATGTTCAACTTTATTCTTAGTGAATTGTTAGCACCAGAGTGGTTGATTAAAACCAGTTTGATTGATGTACAACACAAAGTTAGAGACTTGGTGCCGTATCAAAATTACATTCGTGACAATCAAGATTTTGTGAGTGATTACATTCAAGAAGTCAAACCTTATCATGTACAAATACGTGAATTCAATCTAACGTATGATGGCGCTGACAATTATCAAGGTAGCTTGACTGACTTTGATGTGCCGGCTTATTACGACACTGATCTAACTTTGCCACAGTTTGTAAGCCCAATTTTATTGCCTTACCAACATGCTACTGCTCAGGCGTTTAATACACTGAGTGACACTCCACCTAATAGCACTCTTTGGCCAACATGGCCATACAGCCAGTGGTTTGATAACTATTTGCTGCATGTAGATGCAATCACTGTGACCAATCAAGGCACAGGGTACACCATAGCACCCACAGTGCTTATTGTGCCTGCTGAAGGAGACACCGGCTCTGGAGCAGAAGCTGTGGCAGTTCTCAACTCATTGGGGAATATTGTATCCATAACATTGATAAATGGTGGATCAGGTTACCGTGTAACCCCAAGCATAGTATTTGATGGCGGCAATGGCACCGGTGCAGCAGCCTATCCTCAAATGGCCAATGGACTTGTGCGCAGTTTCCGCACAGTGCTCAAATATGACCGTTATCAATATCAAACATCTGTGTTAACCTGGAGTGCAGATGGCACATATGAAAATGGCACCCTTGTGCGTTATGACAATCGTGTGTGGCAAGCCAACAGCGCCGACGGCAGCAGTGCTGTAGTTGGCCCAGATTTTAATCTTGAAGATTGGACGTTGGTAGATGCAGCCACACTAAGTGGCGTTAACCGTACCATGGGCTATTATATTCCAGGTGTAAACGAACTCGGATTAGATTTAAACTTATTGGTTGATGGCACTAGCTATCCAGGTGTGCAAGTTTGGGGTGATTATTTCTTAGGTAGTGCGCCAGTAAGTCCTACCTTAATATGTACTGCTACCAACGCCACTACTAATGAAATTACATGTGTTCAAACAGTAAGACTATCACTTAATGATTCTATTAGATTTTACGGAACTGTGTTTGGAGGCATTGTAGCAGGTACGGTTTATTATATCAATAGTATTGTTGATGCCACACATTTTACAGTGTCATTAGCACCTACAGGACTCACAGTTAGTTTGACCACTGCTACCGGTACCATGATTGCAGATGTACCAGAACCTGTAGACGCAATCTATGCCAGCAGCTTTACTGATCTATATCTTGGATTACGCCCAACTGATATCAATGTGGATGGTGGTGAATTCATCGGACCGTACGAAGGCCATGCTCCAGAAGAGTTGATAAACGGAGCCGAATACGATACATTAGATTTTCGTGTTTACACACGCCCAGGTGCAGACTGGACCGGACGTGGTCATGGATTTGCTATAGGTACATACAATTATTTGTATGATAATAATGCCTTGTATTGGGGTGATTTGGTACAAAATCCTGTAAGCATTGAAGTATCTAATGAAAATACAAACAGTGATCTCACACCAGATATAGACTATGTTGTGGATTGGGAAAAACAAACAATAACAGCAATCGCCGGCGGCGGTATCTCCACCGGCGACATAATTAGTATCACTGCTTATGAAATGGGCGGCGGCGATCAACTGTTCCGTGGCAACTATGGTGGGTCAGATATCAATAACTCTGTAGTGATCCCAGTAGATTCTAATGAAATTTATGAACTGGTGTTATTTGTAAATGGTACAAATGTGTCAGGCGCAACTTGGGCACCGTATTCTGAAAGTATATCTTGGACTTACGAAAATTCTTATGCAGCGCAAACTGTTGTTAGCAATAACAATGTTTATTATCGAGCATTGCAACCAGTCCCAGTAGGAACTTTGCTAGATAATCCACTGTACTGGATAGAATTTGTCCCAGCTCTGCAATCCACAGTTACATTCCCATATCCAATGGCCAATGTAAAATATGCAACCACAACATCTTTGTTTGGATCGTTTGGTTATGTGTACGCCAATGGAGTAAACGGTGTTGGTGCAACACTGACAAATTACAACACATTTGATGTTTACGCCACTTTAAGCATTGATAATACTACTCCGTCAGTGGGAGATCGTATACTTGTTAAAAATGAAACTGGTGTATATGTTAACAATACCACGCAAAGTGCCGCATTCAATGGTATCTACACTGTCACTCAAATTGGCAGCAATACAGTTCCTTGGATATTAACTAGAGCAACAGATTTTGATGCATCTTCGGATATTCCTAGTGCAATCACTTTGGTCACATCAGGATTTACTAATGCTGCAACAAGATGGGTGTGTACATCAAATCCTTCTATCTCTATTGGAACCACTGAGATTGATTGGACTCGATTCATTGGTAGCGAAGCACCATATGGCCCTGGAGACGGCATTTCTATCACTGCTATGGGTGTTGAAACTCCTCAATACAGTTGGAGCACAGCAGTAACACAGTATCATACCACCACTGAGGCTGATGTATTAACCAACAGTATCAATCTTGACAACAGCATGCAAGGCACCAATGTGGCCAACTTGGTAGTCACAGTGAACGGCAAGCGTTTGCAACCACCAGAGGGTATTGAATGGACAGGTGACGGCACCAGCAGTAGTTTTGGTTTGCCACAACGCGGCGGCTATCCGCAGTCTGCTATCAACGCCAATACTGATATCCTAGTTTGGGTTAATAATGTTCTGCAGGTACAAAACTTTGGTGCCACTGTGGGTGATTATTATGTGACCAATTACAATGGCAGCAACACTCCTGGACGTCAGGTAGTGTTCTTTACACCACCAACTGATGGCGCACAGATTTTAATATCAGTTAGTACCATTGCACAATACAGAATTGTGGTAGGATCTCCTAGCAGATTGTTGATAACTCCGTTGCTGAATGTAGGTGACCAAATTGCAATCACCAGCTGGAATGATACCGCACAACAAGACCCACTGACATTGGTATTTGTTGGACCAGTGGTCACAGGCATTACAGTGATTGAACCATATGACAGTACTGGATACAGTTATCCAGATTTTGCAAATAATACATCGGGCAGTTACGACTACAGTTTAGGTGTGGCTATTCCAGATAATAATTTTGATTTGGGTCGAGAAGGAATATTAGCCAACAGATTGTGGGTAACATTAGATGGCAATAGATTGTACCCAGGAGTTGACTATGCAGTTCAAGGACAATATTTAATATTGGGTAGTGGCATAATTGGTCAGGCGCAAGTATTGGCTGTAACTGAATTTACAGAAAGTATTGTTCCAGGAGCAATGGCATTTAGATTGTTCCAAGACATGCGTGAAGTTCAAACCACATTCCGCATCACTAGATCAACTACAACAACAGTGGCTCAACCAGTGTCTGCAATTGCAGACATCATTTACGTTGATAATGCTGCATTGCTCAGTGAGCCTAATCTAAGTGCTGGTATTTTTGGAGTAATCACGATTGATGGTGAACGCATACTGTATCGTGAAAGAAATCTTTCTACAAATTCAATCAGCGGGCTACAACGCGGCACTGCCGGAACAGGCGCAACTACTCATGCAGTAAATGCTGAAGTATACGATATGGGTATTGGAAATAGACTACCGCAAGAGTTTCAAAATTACATTGTGAGTGATACGTCTATAGGTAATGGAACTACCACAACATTCTATGCTGCCAGCTTAAATTCATCCAATGTTAGTATTACCATCAATGCTGGTAATTTTAAGATTGGTCGTACTTACACCATTGCTACTATAGGTACTACTAACTTTATCGCAATTGGTGCAACCAGTAATACCGTAGGTGTTGTATTTGTTGCTACAGGTACAGGTAGTGGCACCGGAACTGCCACTACAACTTATAGCGGCATTGAAGTTTATGTTGGCGGCAAACTTGCTAGACTGGGATACAATGCTGGACAGTTTGTAGTTGGCCAAACTTATACTATTGCCAGTGTTGGCAACACCAACTGGCATGCGATTGGATTACCAAGCGATGTTTATCCATTACCGGGTGTGGTGTTTACAGCTACAGGCGTGGGATCAGGAACAGGTGTAGCAGGCGACAGTTTGGCCAGCAACTACTATCGAGTAACCAGTTATAATCCGTTGACCATACAGTTCCTTACTGCCAACGATTTATTACCTCCAGGTGACGGAGTAGAAGTTACTGTTCTGCAACGTCGTGGTGTAACTTGGTATGCTCCGGGCAATGGAACACCTAGCAATGGTGAGCCACTACAACTTACCGACACAAATGCCGCAAGGTTTTTACGTGGATTATAACAAGGTAAATAAACGATCATGTCAACTACTATGCCAAAACAGCCAGTAACAGTAAATTCTGAGAAAAAACAACCTCAGCCCAAGCGTCCCAACGAGCAAGGATCATTTTCCGTTGAAGCTCATGTGCGTATTTTTGACCCAAAAACAAAAGAAGTTTATATGGAGGGCAGAGCATGATTACTCCAGGATTGGCTCAAATTCAAGGGTTTATAAAAATACACGATCCCAATACAGGTGAAGTATTAGTTGATAAGAAAAACGCAATCCACTACGAAAATATTTCCATTGCTATGGCACAAAGCCTAAGCAATAGATTGGACATCAATGGTTCTAGACTGGGAATCATCTATTCCATGGCATTTGGCAACGGTGGCAGCTCTGTGGATCCCACAGGTGTGATTACATATTTGCCCCCAAACACTGTGGGGCAAAACGCTGGATTGTACAATGAAACTTATTCTAAAGTTGTTGACGACAACTCAGCTGCTAACAGCGACCCTCAAACCAACTATATGACTGTGATACACACAGCTGGCACTGTTTACACAGATATCCTTGTGACTTGCCTATTAGACTACGGCGAACCACCCACACAGCAAGCATTTGATAATTCAACAAATTTTAACGGTGAATATGTGTTTGATGAACTAGGACTAAAATCTTGGAACGGTAGCGCAACAGATTTGCGACTGATTACCCATGTGATTTTCCACCCAGTACAAAAAAGTTTGAATCGTCAAATTCAAATTGATTATACCTTACGTATACAGACGTTGAGCAACATAAACGCTGTATAAATATAGAAAAATATAGGAACAAGGCGACCAACATGGCATATACAATTAATCTAACAAACGGCACAACGTTTGCTACCATTACAGATGGTACTGTAAACCAAGCCAGTTCGATGACGTTGATCGGCAAAAACTATGCTGGGTATGGCCAGTTTTTAGATGATAACTTTATTCACTTGTTGGAAAATAGTGCTAACACAACAGCACCATCGGCTCCACTTACCGGACAGTTATGGTGGGATAGCACTAATACACTATTAAAAGTTTATACAGGTGTGGTTTGGACCGTGGTCGGCGGCGCTACCGCATCAAGCTCAGCACCAAGTCCTGCTGTGCAAGGAGATTTATGGTTTGATACCACAAACCAGCAACTGAAAGTTTGCTCAGTAGCACCTAGTACATTTATTGTGGTCGGTCCAGCATATTCGAGTGTTCAAGGTACATCGGGTGCAGTACCACTTACCATTGCCGATGGATCAACAGGTTACGTTGTTACAGGATTGTATGCTTCTGGTTCTTTAGTTGGCATTATCAGCAGTGTTACTGATTTTGCACCGGCTGGTAATAGTATTGCGTATGCCACAGCATTTCCTAAAATTTACAAAGGTTTTACAGTTTGGAATACCGGCAATAACAGCGGTAATATCAGCAACCCAGGAAATGTTACACTAGCAGTGGCCGGAAGTGTGATTGAAACAGTGGCCAGCACAGGGGTATATGTGACTGGATTAGTAAGCTCAACTGGCAATGTTACTGCACCTAACTTTATTGGTAACGTAATTCCACCAGCAGGTGGATCAGTTAGCACTACTGGAAACATCACTGGTGGCAATCTTTTAACCAGCGGAATAACATCAGCCGGCGGCAACATAACAGGCGCCAACTTTATTACCAGTGGTCTTGCTACAGTAACTGGAAATGTCCAGGGTGGCAATTTAAGAACTACTGGTTTAATCAGTGCAACAGGAAATATCACAGGCGGTAATGTTCTATTCGGAACAGGCATTGTTTCGGGCACAGGAAATATCACAGGCGGTAATGTTCTATTCGGGACAGGCACTGTTTCGGGCACCGGCAACATAACTGGTGGTAATGTTCTATTTGGAACAGGCATTGTTTCGGGCGTTGGCAATATAAGTGCTAGCTTTTTCTTGGGCAATGGCAGTCAGCTCACTGGATTGAGCTCGGCTGTGAGCGTAACTAAAATTGAAAATGGTAGTTCATGGGGCAACGTTGCATCATCTGGTGGTAATATTGTGTTCCAAGTTGGCGGCATTAATAGTGTTATGGTGCTGGCTACCACTGGAGCGATTGTGACTGGTTTGAGTACTCCCAGTATCGAGCACACTGGCACAAATGCTGTAGGCAATATTGGATCATCCAGCAGTTACTTTAATCGATTGTTTGCCACAGCTACCACAGCCCTGTACGCTGACGTTGCAGAACGTTTTGCAGCTGACGAAGAACTAGCACCAGGTACAGTGGTTGAACTGGGCGGTGCTGCTGAAATTACCAGATCCAAACAAGATTTAAGTGAAAATGTGTTCGGCGTTATAAGTACTAATGCAGCCTACCTAATGAATGGTGGCGCCGGAGAAGACAACACGCATCCACCAGTTGCAATGACTGGCCGTGTTCCGGTGCAAGTAATTGGTGTAGTGCGCAAGGGTGACAGACTGGTATCAGCAGGTGACGGAGTAGCAAGGGCTGCTCAACCAGGCGAAGCCACAGCATTCAACGTAATTGGACGAGCATTGGTTGACAAGCCTACTGCTGGACCAGGTACAATAGAAGCAATTGTGACCATCAAGTAATTAGGACAAGGCAATGACATATTCAAGTGGCGGGTTAATTCAAGCATCAGACTTTAACGGTTTTGTAAGCACTGGAAGCCCAAACATCAACAACATTTGGAGCACGGGCTCGACTGACAGCGGATGGGGACAAACTGCATTGTCAACAGTGAGTGTTGGCGGAACTGTAACTGCAACTAACTGGGCCAGTTTGGTTAATACACTGGCCAGCATGGGCAGTCAAACTGGTACAACTATTACTGCTAGATCAGCACCCACCGCAGGTCAAACGATTAGTGTGTTGGCTGCTGTGAGCACAGACATTACCAACTGCAACACCAATCGCGCTAACGCTGCGGCTGTTGGGTCAACCAGCACAACTTGGACTGGGGCAGCAGCTAAAACCACAACCACTGGGGCAGGCAATACCGCTTGGACTATTACCTGGACACAAACCGTGACGTTTCCATCTGCGGATCAAGCTAGATATTTTTTCAATGCAGGCGGTAGAATTTATTTGACCATGAATAAGTCATCTACTGGGTTAGACAGTGATGCAGACTGGAATACATTTGTAGGCAAAGTTGGAACATTGAGCTTTACTGGCCTTGCTGGATCTAAAACCCTAGCTGGTACCGCATACACAGGAACCACAAGAACAGGTGGAACTGGTGGTACTCAAACCACACTGAGTACAGGTACAGGTTGGTATGCACTAACCGCTGGTGCAGCCGCTACTACCATATTCCAACTGAATGACGATTTGTCAGTTTACACCGGCGATACTGTTATTATAACTGCTGCCAAAAATGCAGGCTCAACTGCTATAACTTTTGTCACAACCTGGAATAGTACAGCCCGAACTGGTGCAGGTCAAAACACTCAAATTTCGGGTGGCACAGACACCACAAGTCCATTCTCAGTGTACGGCACAGCACCCACAGTGCTTTGCAGATTTGTTCCACCATCAACCACTTATCTATCCAATAGCTGGGGCACACCCACAGTGGCAAGCACAGTAGCTTAACCAAAAAGGGCCGCAAGGCCCTTTACTTTTCCCTGTAAATTCTGTACAATCGTAACATGAATACCGACGATTTAATTTCGCACAGCCGTGCTCGTTTTGATCATGTGGCTGCAAAACGCATACTTCGAGAGAAATACGAAGCAAAGATGATATTTACCCATGCCGGCGGCATGTGGCGGGCAGGTCCCGAACTACAATGCACATTGTTGTCGTGTGCTCAAGATAAGGATGTTGTGTTACTAGACTTGTATGAAACTCCTGTGCAAGTAAATGTCATCGAAATGTTTGCTAAATCACACGAGCGGTGGCAAGAGCAAATGAATGCTTGGTTAGCAGAACACAACGAACTCAGTACCAAACGATGACTACCGGCGCACTGATATTTGCATTTGATACTGAACACACACGCTACCTAGACATGGCGGCATGGTGTGCGGAACGAGTCAAAGACTTCTTAAACATTCCTGTAGCAGTGGTCACAAACAATCCTGCTGCTGAAAATGAAACTGTATTTGATCGAGTGATATACGCAAACCCACTGGGTGAGAACTCACGCTGGTTTGGAGACTTGCAAGAACATGTGATCTGGCACAATGGCAACAGAGTGGATGCATACAATCTCACACCTTGGGATCAAACGTTGGTGTTGGACGCTGACTTTGTGGTTAACAGTGAACAGCTCAAAATGGTACTAGACAGTCCGCAAGAGTTCATGTGCTTTAGATCCGCTTTTAATCTTGCTAGACCCGAGGAAGAATTTTTAAACACTTTTGGCACACATCGGTTTCCCATGTACTGGGCTACTGTGATGATGTTTCGTAAAGGCAACACCTCACAGTATATATTTGATGCCATGCAAATGATTCGCGAGAACTGGGCGCACTATAGAGATCTCTATCACATTGCACAACCCACATACAGAAACGACTATGCACTGAGCATAGCATTGGGTATTGTGAGTGGACACACCTTAAAAGTAGATGCCATACCCTGGGGTATGCCCAGTGTGGTACCTGAAAGCAAACTCACATTCGATAACCCATTCTGGAATATTGAGTATGAAGATGCACAAGGCAAACTCAAAACAGTCTCGTATGTTGGACAAGACTTTCATGCCATGGGCAAAAGAGATTTAGGAGCAATAGTTGAAACCTATAGAAGAGCAAGGTTATCTAATACCAGCACTGAACACAGCCTCAGTTGATTACGTGGCTTGTGCTGTGCGCCTGGCTCGCAGCATAAGACAGTTTCATCCTGATGCCAGCATCTCTGTGCTGACACTTGATCGCTGTAGTGATCCTGTGTTTAACCATGTGATACCCTTGCCACACGGAGATGTTGGTGATGGAACCAATCATCAGTGCAATGACTGGCAAGTGTTCTTTGCTACACCTTACAGAGAAACTGTCAAGCTGGAAGCTGACATGCTGATTGCTAGTTCAATTGATCATTGGTGGACCATGTTCAGGCACAGAGATGTTGTTGTAAGCACGGGTTGTAGAAACTGGCAAGATCAACCTAGCACAGCTAGAAACTATAGAAAAGCATTTGATGCCAATAATCTGCCAGATGTGTACAATGCCATAACATACTGGCGCTTGAGTAAAACTGCACGAGACTTCTTTGTGTTGGTACGTGATATATTTGCCAACTGGACAGAGTTTCGAAAGTTGATTCGTTTCCCAGAAGATCAACCCAGCACTGATCTTGTGTATGCCATGGCAGCAGACATCATTGGCAGAGAACAAGTTACCCTGCCATTTGCCAGCTATCCTAAAATAGTACACATGAAATCTGCACATTCGGGCACAAAGACCGCCAACTGGACCAATGAGTTAGTATGGGAAAACAATCCACTACGCATACAAACTCTAGCACAATGGGGTGCGTTTCACTATCATGTCAAGGATTGGAACAATGACACCTGAAGAGTTTTGGGGCATACTGCATGCCATGCCCGAGCCCTTACCTGTGTTTTATCGATTGTATTATAACAATCTAGGGCAGCCTGTTTGTTACAGCATGGAAGACCTAGCAGGTAACTACATTGATATAGACGCTGAAACATTTGCGTTAGCACCTGCTAACGTGCGAGTAGTCGACCATAAACTCAAATACATTACAGTACGCACGTCAGACAAACTTGTGCCAGGCAACACAGGCACACAGTGCCATCCGCAGTCGGTTGCGATTGTGGTTGAACAAAACGGAATACACTGGAGCAAACAAACATATGGCCTTGAATCAAATTGACATTGCAGATTTAGACTGCATCTACCTAAGCTATGACGAACCTGAAAAAGAAGAGTTTTGGATCAAGATTAAGAACATGGTGCCCTGGGCACGACGAGTGGATGGCGTTAAGGGCAGTGACGCGGCGCACAAAGCAGCGGCCATGGCCAGCACTACTGAACGGTTTATCCTCATCGATGGCGACAATCTCCCCGATCCAGCGTTCTTTAATCAAACGCTACACTTTCCTACTGCTGATTATTTATCTGCTGTGTTTAGATGGCGAGCACGTAACCATATCAACGGACTGATGTACGGCAATGGAGGTTTAAGTTCATGGACAAAGGACTTTGTTATGAACATGCAAACGCACGAAGCCACAGACGGACGCACAGAAACACAAGTGGAGTTTTGTTTTGATCCACTGTACTGGCCCATGTATGACTGTTACTCAACCACATACCCCAATCAATCCCCATTCCATGCATGGCGTGCAGGCTTTCGCGAAGGCGTTAAAATGTGCTTGGACCGTGGCCGTAAACCAACCACAGCAGAGTTTCAGGACCGTGTGCATCAACGCAACTTGGATCATTTGACCATTTGGCACAACGTGGGTGCTGATGTAGACAACGGCTACTGGGCCATGGCCGGCGCACGCCAAGGCACGTATATGACCATGCTCACTGCCTGGGACCATACTCTGGTGCAGAGCTTCGATGCACTGGCTGAACTGTGGAAGACTGTTGAAACATCTGAGCCCAGACTATTAGCTGGACGCTTGGCAGAAGATTTAAACACACAGTTGGGCTTGCCTATGATTGTGATGGAAGCTGAACAAAGTGAATTCTTCAAACGGCACTACAGATCCAACTGGCACAACCAAGGTATAATGACACGCGAGATTGATGTTATCCGCAAACAAGAAGGCTGGTAATGCAAAATAAAGGCGACGAAACAGTAGACAACAAGAGCCGGTTCCTTAACTCTGCTGAGCAAATGAAGGCTGATCTAGGCCCTGCACTTTGCTTGGCCAAATGGAAACAAGTAAGTCTGCATTTGCCCACAGGACTCAACAACTCCTGTTACCATCCGCCCTTGCATAAGATACCTGTGGACAACTTAGCCACAGATCCTGGGTCCTTGCACAACACGCCGCACAAGAAAGCTCAGCGTGTGATGATGTTGCGCGACGAAAAACCCGCCGAGTGTCAGTACTGCTGGAACATGGAAGCGGAAAACAAGCTGAGTGACAGACACTATCGTTCAGGCGAGCCATGGGCCGCTGTGGACTTTGAACAGATTCGGAATTCAACAGGAGAAGAAAATGACGTTATCCCTAGCTACGTTGAGGTTAATTTTAATAATGTGTGTAATCTCATGTGCAGTTATTGCAGTCCGCAATTCTCTAGCAGCTGGCAACAAGAAGTGGACCGATCGGGCGGCTACCCTACTGCTCGTGTTCACAATGATCCTGGGCATTCTGGTGG